ACCTTCTTGAACCCATATCTATAGACAACATCTTTAATGTATGCTCTCAAGACCACATACTAAGTGACGCCCATCTAAATGAGGTTCTTGATCTTATTGACCAAAACCTACCAGCCGATTTACGTCGTGACTATCTCAAATTACAGAGCAACTCTTTCCTGCCCAAAAGCCGCAAAGCGGCCATCATCGAAGTTATAGAACGTATTATCAACGGAGAAAAGAATGAAGAAGGGTAGATTCTCAAAAGAGGAGATTGAATTTATCGAGGCGCAAGCCGAGGTACTTTCTCCAGACTCCATAGCCCAACAACTTGATCGCGATCCATCCAGTGTCAAAAAGTGGATAAAAGACAATATTGGATTCTCTACAAAACAGAAGAAAGAGGCCGAGGTTGCTCACGAGCTTAAAAGCAAAGAATATTATCGTGAAATTAAAAACCAGTTCAACGACGAAGAGTTGGAGCTGTTTGAGTTTCATTTCAAGAAGATGTGGAGTCAGTTTCGTGATGATGTGTTTCACACAGAAGAAATACAAATCATTGACACTATCAAGCTAGACATTCTAATGAATAGGGTTTTAAAAGCTCAAAAGGACAGTCAGGATCAAATTCTAGAATATCAACGAATGATAGAACAAGAAAGATCATTGCCCCCGGATGAACGAGACACAGAATTGATTTTTGATTTGGAGCGACAGGCAGCTTCTTTTCGGGCCTCTATTGAAACATTGTCCAAGGACTTCAAAGATCTCCAAGACCGAAAGGCGCGAATGTTAAAAGATCTTAAAGGAACCAGAGAGCAGCGAATCAAGGCGATTGAGGACAGCAAGCAAACGTTTGGTTCGTTGGTGAAGCAAATAGCAACTGATTCAGAGTTTCGCAAAAAGATGGGCGTTGATATGGAGAAAATGAAGCTCGCAATGGAAAACGAGAAAGTACGCTTGTCTGAATATCACAAGTACGAGGACGGCGGTTTAGACCAGCCATTTTTAACACCAGAAACAGTAATAAAAGAGGATTAGTATGAAGAAGGCACTTATTTTTGGGATCACGGGACAAGACGGCAGCTATCTGGCTGAAATGTTACTAGAGAAGGGCTATGAAGTCACAGGTGTTACTCGCCGAGTCAGCGTAAACACCACCGAGAGAATTTCGCACATCCTGCACAAAATTAATATCGTCGAAGGCGACATAACTGATGGTTTTAATGTAATGCGGATTATCGAAGACTTTAAACCTGATGAAGTTTACAGCTTGGCAGCACAATCGCATGTGGGAACTAGTTTTAGCCAGCCTAATTTGACTTGGGATGTGACTGCTGGTGGCGTTTTGAATATTCTAGAGGCAATTCGTCATAGCGACCGATGTTTTGATATGCGGTTTTATCAGGCTAGCACGAGCGAGTTGTTTGGAAAGAATTACGACGAAACAGAAAATGGTGAAAAGTTTCAGAACGAAAAAACGCAGTTTATGCCACAGAGTCCATATGCTGTCGCTAAAATGGCGGCTCACAACATGGTGCGCATTTACCGCGAGGGATACGGTATGCACGCTAGTTCGGGTATTTTATTCAATCACGAAAGTGAGCGCAGGGGCGAAGATTTCGTAACACGAAAGATTACAAAATGGATCGGTGGCTTTATTGGTTTCAAAGAAGCTTTGAGAAGAGAATACAATTTAAAGATTTTCAAAACAGAATTTTCCGAAGACAAGATTGTTTTCAAGTGCGGCGTTACAAATCAAGTTCTTTCTAGCTATCCTAAGCTGAGATTGGGGAATTTGGATGCGTCTAGGGACTGGGGTCATGCAAAAGATTATGTCAGGGCAATGTGGATGATGCTTCAGCGAACCGATCCAGATGACTATGTTATCGCTACTGGAGAAGCGCATACTATAAGAGAGTTTTTAGATGCTGCTTTCTGTAAGATTGACATCTTAGACTGGAGCCATTGTGTGGTTATTGATCCTGAATTTTATCGTCCAGCAGAAGTAGAGTATCTTAGGGGCGACAGAACAAAGGCGACGGATATTTTAGGATGGGAACCAGAAATTAGTTTCAAAGAATTAGCTTTCAGAATGGTAGATCACGATGTCAAAACGCAGAGATTACAACGATCCAATTTACAAAAGATTTCGACAAACAGTTCTAAAACGAGACAAGTACACATGTCAGATGTGCAAGAAAAAGGGAAAGAAAGTCTGGCTCAATGTCCACCATATAATGAAGTGGAGTTCGGCTAGTTCTTTAAGATACGAACCAGACAACGGAATAACGCTATGTAAAGCGTGTCACACGGAAGTAACAGGAAAAGAATCACACTACATAAAATATTTTACTGAAAAAGTAAGGAGAAATAAAAAATGACTTTGAAACAGAAATTAATCAATGCTTATTCATCTCTAGGCGTTGGAGAAACGGTAGCAGTTTCGGCTAATGGAACGACGGATATCGAAACTCAGTTGTCGATGTTTTTGTCGGAATTTACAAACTGCACCGCGCGTATTGAAAAGCGAGGAACGCCTGATTATTTAGCTTCAAACTATGTGGTGCTGACCAAAACAAGCATTCCAATCGCTCCCATGCCGGTGCCCGCTCCGACTCCTTCGCCTGAGCCAGAAGTGATAGTCACTCCTGAGCCAGAAGATCCTGAAATAGTAGAAGAGTCGAGTGGCGGATTTGGCATTTCCGCAAAAGATGTTATTTCGAAATTTAGACTTAAGCCAGATAATGACAAATAAATATACCGTGATTCAAGATACTCGCGAGCAAGACGGGTGGTTTTTTTCTCCATACGATAAGTGTGAAGGCATGGAGGTCGGCACGTTGCATACAGGCGATTATACGCTCAAAGGATTTGAGGATATTGTCTGTGTCGAGAGAAAAGCCTCGCCGTCTGAGATCGCAAATAATTTTGGCAAGAAAAAGAAAGCCTTTTACGATGAGATAGAGCGTATGAGGGATTTCCCTTTTCGCTTTCTTCTGCTAGAATTTTCTGCGTCTGATGTTATGAATTACCCGATGAGTCTTTTAGACTCAGAGGACCAGAGAGTGTATGAGGAATACAAAGCTGGAAAACGGTCGTTACCAAATTTCAAAAGATTCAAGATCGTGGAGCAAACAAAAATCAGCGGAAAATATTTGATGAAGTCGCTAATGGAGGTTTGTATTAGACATGAAGTCAACGTAATGTTTTGTGATAACAAACATAATGCGTTTTTGATGTGCAACAGTATATTTAAACGTCTTATGGAACTTTTTAAAGAGGGTTCAGATGAGCAAGAGAGAAGAGTGGATTTCTGAGATTCATGCATCTAACATAGATGTAGAGAATAGGATAATTTATTTACAGGAAAAAGAAGACACTTCGGATTCTCCGGGTGTTGATTTTCGTATGGTGCAAAACTTTACGAAAAATATTAACATTCTACAAAATCTTTCTAGCGATCCGATTACGGTATATTTACAAACGATTGGTGGTTGCTGGTGGTCTGGAATGGGAGTTTATGACGCTATCAAGTTATGCAAGTGTAAAGTTACTGTAGTGGGCTATGGTCAAATATGCTCTATGGGCACAGTAATAATGCAGGCAGCAGATCGTAGGATATTAATGCCTAATTGTGTTTTTATGTGTCATTATGGCTCTAGTGAAATATCTGGCGATTATCTTAGTTCTCAAAACGAAGCTCGATTAGAAAGAGAGATGACCAACAAGATGGTCGAGATATATGCAGAAAAATGTCACAGATGTGGCCAATTCTTTATGGATAGAGAAGACTCTCTTGGAAAAGTTAAAACATACATCAAAAGAAAAATGAAAGATGGAGACTGGTATCTGAATGCAGATCAGGCTTTGGATTATGGCTTCATTGACAAGATTATGAGTAAAAATATAAAATTATGATAAACCAAAACATGATACTGGAAGATGCATGGCTAGGGATTGATGTAGAAGAATCCTCGCTATTCAATCCTATGGAATTTGTCATGCAGGATGCAGACAATGAGCAGCTTCTTGAGCGATTAGCTTGGCTGATGATGCAGCCCCAGTATTTTAGTTTTGCCTGTAAGTACATATTGAATATTGAACTATCGCCATTTCAAGCATTGCTTTTGTACGAAATGTGGAATAGGAAATTTCCAATGCTTATAGGTAGTCGTGGTATGGGTAAATCGTTCATTCTTTCTGTTTATCCTTTGCTTCGCGCTTTATTCATGCCGCGACGAAAAATCATTGTTGTTGGCGCCGCGTTCAGGCAGTCCAAGGTTCTTTTTGAGTATATGGACACCATTTGGAAAAATGCTCCTGTGCTTAGAGATCTTTGTCCTGCAAATAGCGGCCCAAGGAGAGATGTGGACAGGTGTGTTATGCATATCGGTCAAAGTACCGTTACATGCCTTCCACTAGGCGATGGTAGTAAGATCAGAGGTCAGCGGGCTAACGACATCATTGCTGATGAGTTTGCGTCTATACCTAAAGACATTTTTGAAAATGTTGTCGCGGGTTTTGCTGCCGTCGCCGCCTCTCCTATTGAAAAGGTGAAGCAAAAAGCGAAAGAGAAAAAGGCTAAAGAGTTAGGAATTCCTATTAGCGCACCAGCAAAAGAAAGTGGAGGGGACAAGTCTAACCAAATTATTCTTTCCGGTACAGCTTATTACGACTTTAATCATTTTGCGGAATACTGGAAAAAGTATCATAAAATTGTAAGCAGCGCTGGCAATAAAAGAAAACTAGAGGAGATATTTGGAGGCGAAGTTCCTAGCGATTTTGACTGGACTGAATACTCTATAATTCGTATGCCTGTCGATAAGTTGCCAGATGGTTTTATGGACTCTGGTCAGGTTGCCAGATCTAAGGCTACTGTTCACTCTGGCATTTATCAGATGGAGTACGGGGCTGTATTTACTACAGACAGTCAAGGTTTCTTTAAAAGAAGTTTGATCGAGGCTTGTACTACCAGTCCTACAGAGCCTGTAGTTCTGCCTTCTGGCGAGGTGTGGTTCGAAGCTTCTTTAAAAGGTGACACAAACAAAACCTATGTTTTTGGCGTTGACCCTGCTTCAGAGGTTGACAACTTTAGTATTGTTGTAATGGAGGTCAATCCCGACCATAGAAGAATTGTGCATTGCTGGACCACAACAAGAAAATCCCACAAAGAGCTTTTAAAGTCTAAAATAGTTGACGAAGATGATTTCTATTCTTACTGCGCTAAAAAGATTAGACAGCTTATGAAAGTGTTTCCATGTGCTGAAATTGCTATGGACGCTCAGGGCGGCGGTATTGCGGTTATGGAAGCTTTGCGAGACAGGGACAAGATACCCGAAGGAGAAGTCGCTATATGGCCCGTCATAGATGAAGACAAGGCAAAAGACACTGATGACTATCCCGGACTACATATACTAAGAATGTGTCAGTTTGCTAAGTATGATTGGTTAGCAGAAGCTAATCATGGACTAAGAAAAGATTTTGAAGATAAGATTGTACTTTTCCCGTACTTTGACACCGTTAGCTTGGGTCTTGCTTTGGAGATAGATAAGTCGGTCGGTCGAAAATATGACACTTTAGAGGACTGTGTTATGGAGATCGAAGATCTTAAGGACGAACTATCTATTATCGAGATGACGCAAACAAGTACGGGGCGAGAAAGGTGGGATACCCCAGAGGTTAAAACCGGAGCTGGAAGAAAGAAAAGATTGCGCAAGGATAGGTACTCCTCGCTAATCATGGCTAATATGTCTGCCAGATACATTACTACCGAAAAAATAACTCCTGAGTTTGGCGCTATTGGTGGATTTGCAAATGGGCAGCCTAGTTTTGGCACTGTTAGCGATAAGATGTACCACGGTCCTGCTTGGTTTACAGAGGGCACGAAGGGACTTTACTAAAAATATGCCTTGATTTTTTTTAGTTGTGTATATCAATATAATTGCAAATCTTATTGTCAATACTATTAAAGGATAAACATTAAATGTCAGACCCACTATATTCGACTTGGGGCAGTGATGCCGAAAAAGAAAAGGTATACGACGCGGCTAATTTGGATGGTTATGATGGCGCAGTATACCGCTCTGCCGGAAACAGCTATTACAGCAACCAGCAAACCTATATTGACGTAGAGCCGAATCGCTCTGTTCGCCCAAGTTTTAGAAAATCCGACTACGATGCGTTTCGTCCCGGAGAAGCTGTTCCTACGAGGCAAAAAAGAATTATCGCTTCGTGTATGGCTGCTTATGACAGAGTTGGCATTATTAGAAATGTTATTGATTTGATGAGCGACTTTGCCAGTCAGGGTATTGTTCTAGTTCACCCTAATAAGCAGATTGAAAAATTCTATAGAAAATGGTTCTCTCAAATTCATGGAAATGACAGATCCGAAAGATTTCTAAACTATCTTTATAGATGTGGAAATGTTGTTGTTCAGCGCAGAACTGCAAAGTTAAGCAAGAAGGCAGAAAAAGAGCTAAAGCGAGCTGCTGGCGCTGATATCATTATTGAGGATTTAAAAGTTCCTCGCCGCGAAGTTCCTATGCAGTACGACTTTCTTAATCCAGTAGCTGTGGATGTTAAAGATATTGGAGCCTCTGCTGTTGGCAGGCCAGAATTCTATTTAAATATTTCAAATTATACCTATCAGTCTCTACTCAAAACAGCCCAAACCAATGATGCTGTTTTTAAGACTTTACCAATCCAACTTCAAAAACAAATTCAGAATGGCGAAAGAAAAATTCCTCTAGAATCTTCAAACACTTTCTTTTACCATTACAAAAAGGATGACTGGCTGCTCTGGGCTAATCCAATGATTTACGCTATTCTTGACGATATCAACATGCTTGAGAAAATGAAGCTTGCAGATTTGGCAGCATTGGATGGTGCTATCAGTCAGGTTAGACTGTGGACTGTTGGTGATTTTGATCAAAAAATCGTGCCAACCAAAGCTGGCCTAGAAAAAATTAGAAACATCCTTGCCAGCAATGTTGGTGGTGGAACTATGGATTTGGTGTGGGGTCCAGAGCTTAGATTCACAGAAAGTAACTCTCAGGTGTACAAGTTTTTAGGGTCTGAGAAATATCAGCCTGTGCTGACCAGTATTTATGCAGGCTTGGGAATTCCTCCTACATTAACAGGCGCTTCTGGCTCCAGTGGCGGCTATACAAATAACTACGTTTCTCTCAAAACCCTGATCGAGAGACTGGAATATGGCCGTCAAATTTTGGCGCAGTTTTGGCTACAGGAGATAGAGTATGTGAGAAAGACTATGGGCTTTAAACTCCCCGCCCAGATTCACTTTGACTCAATCATATTGTCTGACGAGGCTGCCCAGAAGAACCTTCTTATTCAGCTTGCAGACCGAGATATTATTTCTCAAGAAACTCTGTTGGAACGATTTAGAGAAATACCTCAAATCGAGCGAGTTCGTACAAACAGAGAAGAGCGAGATAGATCTAAAAATCCAAATGTTCCAAGAAAAGCTGGTCCTTATCATAATCCTCATCATAAGGAAGATATGGCCAAAATAGCATTGACAAAAGATGTTATTGATTCTGAGGAATATTTTGATAAATTAGGCTTACCTTTTCAAGAGGCGCAAGTCCCAGAAGTTTCTACTCCAAGATCGCCAAAAAGCGATGAACCTAGAAAGGATTCTGGCAGACCTCCATTTACTCCAGACGGCGGCCCAAGAAAGCAGAGAAGGGTATTGCCCAGAAGTGGCGAACCCACCAGCGCTACTATTTGGGGCATTAATGCTCAGGATAAAATATCGGAAATCATGACTCCTATGGCCTGCGCGCACTATAAAAAGAAAGATGCTAGAGCTTTAAGTAGGGTTGAGGTCGATGATTTGGAATACTTGAAACTATGCATTTTTACGGGTATGCAGCCAATGATGGAGGTAACTCCGGATTTAATTCAGCAAATCATTGACTCCAATACTAAACCTAGCAAGGCATTTCTAGAATTAGCAGAATCTAAGAAATCTGACTTTAATTCTTCTCATAATAGAAAGCCAAACATGTCTGAATTAAGACATATATATGCTTCCTGTTTTTCTGAGTTATTCTATTTTGGGCAAAAATAACCCTATTATAGTTTTTTTGTGTATTATCGAATATGGAGGAAAATACCATAAATGAATATACCTATATACAAACAAGAGATTGCTGACGGACTTTCCGATCAGCTTGCTAATAATTCCGTAGCTTGCTATGCCCTTGCAGAGCATCATGGCAGTGACCATTTTGTGGGCGATGCTGATGATCCTATTATCAAAAAGCTAGGTATTGCCAAGGCAGAAAACAAAGATCAGATCGACCTATACTATATCAAGTCGGTCTTGGTCAGCACTGGCTGGAACAAGAATGATGACGTTTTTGATCCACGAGAACTTTGGGAAGCTAGAAATACTCCAGAGGACAAGCCTTTTAACTTCATGCATGATGAGAAGGATATTATCGGGCATATCACAGCTAATGAAGTTGTTGATTTTGACGGCAATCCCATTGGGGATGAATCTGAAATTCCTTCACAATTTAACATACTAACTTCTGCTGTAATCTATACTGAGTGGTCTGATCCTGATCAAAAGGAAAGGCTCGCTAAAATTCTTGCAGAAATTGAAGATAACAAGTGGTTCGTTTCTATGGAATGTTTATTCCCTAATTTTGACTACGCCTTGGCTGACGCAAATGGTCAAACTCGCATCGTCAAAAGAGAAGAAGCGACTGCATTTTTAACTAAATATTTAAGATCATACGGAGGAGAAGGAAAGTACGAAGATTACAAAGTGGGAAGATTGTTACGAAACTTATCGTTCTCTGGTAAAGGCTTGGTTTCAAAACCTGCAAACCCACGTAGTATAATTCTGGAAGGAAATGATTTTTTTGATGAATCTCAATCTAAAGTTTTAACTTTATCTTCACTAAAGGAGAAGAATATGTCTGATAGTTACGAAACGCAGGTTAACGACTTGCGAGCTGAATTAGCAGAAGCTAAAGCTGCTAACGAGGCTTTAAAAGAACAGGTTGTAGCAGAACAGCAAGCCGAGTTCCAAACTCGTATCGAGTCATTGGAATCTACAATTGCTGAGCTACAGGAATCTTTGGCCGCTAAGGACAAAGACATGCAAGAAAAAGACAAGAAAATGGAAGAGCAAGAAGCCGCCATGAAAGAAAAAATGGCAGAAATGAAAAAGAAGGATGAAGAAATGGCTGAAATGAAAAAGAAGGCCATGACTATGAAGCGTAAAGCTCAGCTTGAAGAAGCTGGTTATGCATCTGAAGAAGCGCTCGCGACTGTAGAACAGTTTGAAAATGTTGACGAAGCTACCTTCGATAACATTATTGCAGCTATTCATAAACGACCAGTCAGCTACATGCTTGATCAAAGCGTTGAAGACGTTAAGGAAGAAACTGAAGCTGCTGAGTTGGAAGAGGAAGTTGATTCCGCAGAAGCCAGCGAAGAAGTTTTGGAACAAGTCGAAGAAGTTCAAGAAGTTGCCATCGCAGAAGCTATGGGCCAAGAAGATCCCGCTGAGAATCTTCGGGCAGTAGCCAGCGAATGGATTGGTTCTTTCCTGCAAACTACTAACAAGAAGTAATTTTTTTAATAATTAAAGGAGATTTTATAATGGCTCTTAAAACTGACAGATCTACTCTGCAAACGGACATTTCGTTCTTCATGAATGAAGTCGCAGAACGAGGAGGCGTTGCCGCT